CCGGGCTCTGGGGAACTTCACGGTTGATCCACGCCTTTATCGCCGTCTTTACATTCGCCACCTTGGGCTTGGGCTTCTGGAAGGCTAGGTTCGTCAGCAAGTTCTTGTAACGCTGGACCTTGTTGGCGGGCATCCAATTTGGAACTGAAATTCGTGCAACGTACCGAGCCTTGGACGGCTCGTTGGCTCGGGTCGACTTGAGCTCCTTCACAAACTTCGCGTAGGCCCTATTCACGGTAGCCTTGAGAGGCTTGCCGCGCACACCCAGGGGCAGCTTGGCATAGGACTCGAGGAAAGTCGACTCATTTCCATTACGATAAAGGTTGGTGAGATTCTGCGAGAGGCGCAGACCGTACTCAAACTGACGAGCCAGTGCGTTATTCGCGTTGGAATTCGAAGGGCTCGGTGACGGCGTCGGTGCGCGGGGGCGCGGAGGGCTAGGCACCTTGACCGGCTTTTTACCAGCCACGTGGGCCCGGAGGGTGTTGAAGCGGTTCGCCTTGGCGGTGACGTTGTATTCCGCATGCAAATTTGCAGGCAAGAGCTTCTTGGCAATCTTGTTCTGCTCGGCCACGGGGATGGTTGCCCACTCGCGGCGCGTCTGGATGCCCGCGCTGGTCGTCTTCTCGACGCGCCCGTTGTTCACAAACTTGTAGAATGTGCCGTTCACAACCACGTCGAACGTCCGGTTCAGTTTGTTCGACACGCCCGCCTTATTTTGGATAAGGCTGATGAGGCGGGCCGGTGCCATCTTGGCATTCACCGCTGCGATGTTCATATTGCGTGCAATTTCAAGGAGCTCCGCCTTGGTCAGGCGGGTCGCCTGGCGGTCGTTGATGCGCAGGACCTGATTCAGGCCCATCTTCACGACGTGCTGCAGACCAGGCGCAAGCTCTTCGTTACCGACCTTGATGACGTTCGTCTTGACGTTGGCTGGGATGCTGAAGATGTCACGGACCGCCGCAGGGATGTTACGGCCAGCGCTCGCGTACGCCTTTATGACAGTCTTGCGACCGGACGCAAGGCCCCTTGGCACGGCGAACCAGTATGGCTGCTTGCCGGGGCCGGGGCGCACGTAGAATCCGGGCTTGGCCGCGTTCCATGAGGGGGCGCGACGCTCGGCGTGTCCAGTCACGCTCTTGCGATTCTCGTTGACCTGAAGCGGGTGGCCCGCCATCGCAAAGGCGGACATCGTCGCCTTGGGAATGGGCACGCCTGCATTCTTGTACGCCTTGACAACCTTGGGCCCGACTCCCGTGAGGTTCACGGATCCACGATTGAGCATCTCCCGCGTGGTGATGTTGCGCTCCATCTTGCGCCACTTGTAAAGGCGGGGCTTGCCGTTCGTGCCCGGACGCACGTAAAAGCCCATGGGAGGCTTGGTGTTCCACGAGGCGACCAGTGGGTACCGGTTCGCCAGGGCCTCCTTCTTGGCGGCCGGACCCTTGATGGGTTTCCCGATGGGAGACGCGCCCTTGGGACCCATCTTCATTGCCAAAAGCGCCAACACATCGTATTCGGTGAAAAACTGCTTGAAAAGCTCCTTTGGAACCTCCACGTCTGCAGGGTCCTTGATGCCGGTGAAAATCACGGTTCCATTCTTAAAGAACTGGTAGGTAAACTTGGGCTTTTTGAGCTTGAGGATGACGACCGGCAGGCCAACCTCTGGCGTGTAGCTCACCTTGTCGAGCATCGATCCGGGTAGCTTCTTGAGCTCATCCTTGAGGTCTTCGAGCTCAAACTGCTTATTTACGTAGAAAATTCCATCAATTTTCTTGTAGGTCGGTGGAGCCTTCATGAGGAGCGGTGGCGCCCACCCGTTTCGCACGATCGCCAAGAGGGCCGCCTCGTAGTTCCCGAGGCCCATGACGTCGAAATGCGTGTCGGTGAGGACGACCGTCTGCTGTCCCTTTTTGGCCACAATCTTCTTGACGCCCTCGGCATCGCCGATCCATCCACGACCCGCCACCCACCGCACCACGGGCTTCTTGAAATCACCCTTGTAACCGGTAATATCGGTGAAGCCCTTGGGAGCCGACTCGAATACTGCGCGGAAATTCGTAGGCAGCTTGAACGTGACAATCTTGGCTGTGATGGCCGACTTGGATAGGCTGAACCCCAATTGGACATTCGTAAAAACGCGTTTCCTCCGGAAGATTTGCTGAATCTTCTGGGCGGCCGCGGTTCTGGGGGTGGTCCCCGGCATTCTATTAATTCTTCACATTTTAATTTTGGTCCTGTTTGAAATCGAGGCCAAAAATGAATGGCTGCGTCGAGAAGGGTTGGCCGTTATACAGGCGCGAATCGACGCGGACCTCGAGCTCGCGCGAACTGAAAGGGCCCGCGTAAAAGTCCTGGTTGAAACGGAACGTGCCCAGGTTGTTCTCGCGGCAGTGCTGATTGAACCGCTCGACGAAGATCTTTTGGGGTACGAACATGGCGGCCGCGAACTGAAACTTCTCACTGCACAAGAAGTGCTGGAGCGAGTTGGTCACGGTGGCCACCTGGTTTTGGACCTGCTTGAAGTACTTGGGCAGAACGTTCCAGATGTCCTTGTCTGCAAACTTGTGCGCATAGTCGAGATAGGCCCGCAGGCACTTACACAGAATCGCGGGCAGCTCGGCGTCCAGCTTGTCATCCAGGTGCGGATCGGCCACATTCTCCGCAATTTGGCGACCAAAATTGACGGTGGCCAGACGGCGCAGGATCGACCCGGAGTTGTCCTTCCAGTTTGGAACCTCATTTCCTCCTAGGATTCCAGGCGTCTTCCACTGGAAGCTCAGGGCCGTCTCATTCTTGCGCGCGATGCTTACATCCTCACCAGAAACCAAAGACTGGAACTCAGCCTGCTCGAGCTGCAGATCACCCTTAATCTCGGGACTGATGAACATGAAGCCCTTGTAGATGCTCGAGAGGCCAAACTTCTTCTCGATGTTGTTGCTTAGGGTCGAGACGTCCTCGCACTCGTAAAACTTGCGGGCCACCTTTGTGATCAACGTCGACTTGCCCGAGCGCGCTATACCCTTGAGGAAGGGGATCACCTGCCAGCCGTCCAGCTCATTCACGTCGAAGCACAGACGACCCATGAAGACGTAGATCCACTTGCAGACGTCATCATCGAATTTCTGGTACGAAAGCACAGACTGCATGAAGGGCGTCGGGATCTCGTACCAATCCTCCATCTCGTCATATGGGTTGAATTGTTGATCAAAATACTTGCAGCTGACCAGGAGCGGATCAAGATCTGCAAACTGTGGGCTCGTGTAATTGTAAAACGTAAACTTGCGCCGACCCGTCTCGTCGCGATTCTCGAGCATTGGTCGAGCGTCCAGGAGGCCGTTCGCAAATGACCAAACGTGACGATCCTTCTTAATCTCGGCAAATTGAATATCCTTGCAGTTGGTCAAGTGACGGATGACGTCCATGGCCATTCCGCCACGATTCGTCAGGTTCATCCACATCTCTGCATTGTCCTCCTTCTGGGTCTCGTCGTAGACGAAATCCTTGACCTCCTTGATCTGCTTCCAGGCGCGAGTGTTGCGAATCTCCTTGCAGCACTGGTCGCGGTACCGACGAAACCCGTGCTCGTACGCCTTGCGTAGTAGGTAAATCAAGAGGGTCTGGTAAGGGCTCGCAGCCTCACCAATGTCGAAATCAACATCGTAATTCTCAGCCAAAGGCTGGTTGAACATTTTGTGTTCTTCATCATTTTCAATAAACTTCTTGACAATCTTCTTGTAGCACTCCTTGAACCGCTTGATGCGGCGCTCGAAGCTCATGGGGTCACCGTTGATGTCGGTCGTCTCAGTCTTGGAAATTTCAAGAAGGCTGGCTTGCGCGAGCATATATCCGCAGATATCGATAATTCGGCGCTTGTTCACAAGCATGCGCTCGAGGTCCTCTTTGTCGATATCAACAGGAAGGCCGTTGGCGTCCCGCCCTGAGCTGGCTGGGAGCCACTTGGCCGCGAGTAGTTTGAAAATTTCCTGTCGCTTGTCATCCTTGTTCAAATCCAAGTGCAAATTGCGCTCGCACTCGGTGAGCTTGGCGGCGAGATCTTGGGGCGTCCACGAGTTGATTTCCTTCTGGTAGGCACTAGCGTCCTGCTGAGCCTTTTTCTGTGTGGATGCCTTGCTTGCCATTACTAAAGAGGGCAGCGACTTTTTTAAGCGGGAGCAGCGATGTACTGTGGCTCTGGCGCGGCGGCCGCCATCTTCGTGATGGCGCTAAGAATCTTCACCAGGATCTTGTTCTGCATCTCCATGTTCAGGGCAATCTTCTCGGTGGCGTCAGCCTGACGCTTCTGAATCTCAGCGATGGTCTCGCCATCCTCAGTAGCGAGCAGGGACCCGAGCGCCTCGAACATATCCATGCCTTCATCCATCTCCTCATCCATCTCCTCGTCTTCGCCCATGTCGAGCTCCTCGTCCTCGGGGGGTGGGGGCATAGGGGTGCGGTTACGTGAGGCCATTTGTACTAGCGTTGGAGATTTTCGAGCTGGAACTTTTTCGCACTGTATATTAAAATGCCCGGTGGCGCTCTCATGCAACTCGTGGCGTTTGGCGCCCAGGACGTGTATCTGTCGGGTACTCCCAAAGTAACCTTTTTCCAAGCCGCCTACAAGCGTCACACCAACTTCGCCATGGAGACCGTCCAGCAGACCGTCCAGGGCGCTGGTGGCAACGGTGGTCTGGTCTCGGTGACCCTGTCCCGTAGCGGTGACCTGGTCGGTGACATGTTCGTTGCCCTGACCCCCACCGTGTCTTCGGCGGCCCAGCTGACGTCCAACAACAATGTTGCCGACATGTGCTGGGTGGCCGAGCGTGCGTTCAACTCGATCGAGCTCTACATCGGTGGTCAGCTGATCGACAAGCACTACCAGTTGTGGTTCCGTCTTTATGCCGAGGTATTCCTGGACGACACCAAGCGGACGGCCTATGGCCGTATGACATCCATGCCCGTGGCGAACAATGTTGGCGTCACCAGTGTGGGCAAGGTGTACCTGCCCCTGATGTTCTTCTTCAACCGCAATCCAGGCCTGTATCTCCCCCTGATTGCTCTGCAGTATCACGAGGTCCGTCTTGATTTCTCGTTTACTAATTACTACAGTAGCTATTTTGGCACCAACCCCATCGATGTTTGGGCTAACTACGTGTACCTCGAGGAGCAGGAGCGTGGACGTTTCTCCAAGAACAACCACGAGTACCTGATTGAGCAGGTCCAGCACGTGGGTGGTGACCCTGTCACCGGCTCGAGCGAGAACTCTCCAGCCATCGTGCGTATGCAGTACAACCACCCAGTCAAGGAACTGATCTGGTGCTACCAGGACCCAGCGCCCCTGACCAACCGCAACGCCATGTGGAACTTCTCGTCGGGCGTGTCGAACGTCAACGTGACGTGCGATCCCTCCAAGCTGGCGGGCTCCCTGACGCCATTCGACCTCAACACGGTCGGGGCGCCCTTCCTGTCCGTGCCGCTTCCATTCTCGTCCAACCTGTTTGTGTCGGCCACCACGGGCTCCGTCATTTCGGGAGCGACCATCCTTATCGGTTCCAGCATCGCACTCCAAGCCAACGTACTCTCAGGCAACGTGTTCATGGTCGAGAGCGGCCTGCCCAATGTATCTACTAACGTCACCTTCGGTTACGAGGTGGGCCCTCTGCACAAGCTCAAGTTCCTGCTCAACGGCACGGAGCGTGCGGCAGAGCAGCTCGGTAAGTACTTCAACCAGTATCAGCCTTACACGCATCACCATGGCTCGCCAAGCCCAGGCATCTACGTGTACTCGTTCGCCATCAAGCCCGAGGATCATCAGCCCAGCGGTGCGTGCAACTTCAGCCGCATCGACATGGCCCAGGTTGCCGTGAGCCTCAAGACGGGTATGCCCTCGAACCTGCTCCAGCGGATGTTCGCGGTCAACTACAACGTGCTCCGGATCGCGTCGGGTCTGGGTGGTCTGGCTTTCTCTAACTAGATGCGCGCTGATTGCATCTGGAATTTTTTTCTTGGGTACTAGTACAAATGGCCGGCGGTTTGATGCAATTGGTTGCTTATGGCGCTCAGGATGTTTACCTGACTGGGCAGCCCAAGGTTACCTTCTTCCAGGCGGTGTACAAGCGCCACACCAACTTTGCGATGGAGAACATCCAGCAGACGGTGAACGGCACTGCCACCAACTCTGGCCGCGTGTCCGTGACTATTGCCCGCAACGGCGATCTGGTCGGCAACATGTACGTGGCTCTGCTGACGACCGGCGCCGCCACCACGCAGCTGCTGACGTCCAACAACAGCGCCGGCTTCGACATGTGCTGGGTGGCTGAGCGCGCGATTGCGGCCGTTGAGCTGACGATCGGTGGCCAGCGCATCGACAAGCACTACCAGACCTGGTTCCGCCTGTACGCCGAGGTGTTCCTGGGCGAGTCGGACAAGATCAACTACGGCAAGCTGACGTCGTCTCCCCAGACCCTGGCTGACGTGGCCACCAACAAGACCTACGTGTACCTGCCCCTGCTGTTCTTCTTCAACCGCAACCCCGGCCTGTACCTGCCCCTGATTGCCCTGCAGTACCACGAGGTCCGCCTGGACTTTGACCTGAGCAACTACATCCAGAGCTACTTCGGCACCACCCCCACCTTCGAGGTGTGGGCCAACTACGTGTACCTGGACACTGAGGAGCGCCGCCGCTTCGCCCAGAAGGGCCACGAGTACCTGATCGAGCAGGTCCAGCACACCGGCGGTGATGCCATCGCCTCCACCAGCTCCACGGTCCGCCTGTCCTTCAACCACCCAGTGAAGGAGCTGGTCTGGTGCTACCAGAACGGCACGACCACGGCGTCCACCAACCTGAACGCCATGTGGAACTTCTCCACCAGCACGGCCAACGTGCAGGTGACCTGCGCGCCCACCCCCTGGGCTCTGGGCCCAACTCTGCCCCACGCCGCTGGCGCTCCCCACCTGGCCATCGCCTCGTGGGGTAACGTGCAGTCCTCCAACGCCCTGAACCTGACGAACGTCTTCTGGGTCGAGGAGGGCTCTTCCAACGTGACGTCCGCGGCTCTGCTGCAGCCCAACATGGAGGTTGGCCCCCTGCGCGACTTCAAGGTGATCCTGAACGGCCAGGACCGCTTCAAGGAGCAGCTGGGCAAGTACTTCAACCAGTACCAGCCATACGTGTACCACACCGGCACCCCCTACCCAGGCATCTACGTGTACTCCTTCGCGCTGCAGCCCGAGGAGCACCAGCCAACCGGCACCTGCAACTTCTCTCGCATTGACAACGCCCAGGTGGCGATCAACATGAAGTCGATTGCGGTGAACTCTCTGCAGAAGATGTTCGCGGTGAACTACAACATCCTGCGCATCCAGTCTGGCATGGGTGGCCTTGCCTTCTCCAACTAAATGTTGGGTCCTAAATTTGCGAGCGAAATTGCGAAATAGAAAACGGGCTTCGGCCCCAAGAACGATCAAGGTTCCTGGGACACGCGCCGCAAACTCCTCCTCAATTCTGGATCAAAATTAGAGGAGCCACAAAACACGTCGATTACGAGCACGCCCGTCGCTCCATGGGGTTCAAATTGGTGAAAAGACCGGCCTAAGCCGCACCTTTCAGCGATTCGATTCATTACCTTTTCCAGGTGTGCAGACACCGTCAATATGACCAATCAAGTGACGGTTATTTAGGCGGTTCTCATTTTATATAGCACCAGACCAACTGCGGCCGCGGCGTACAGAATGGCAAAGTAGCCCTGGGCGGGGTACGCAGGCGCGGGGTTCCGGGACTCGAGACCGCTGAACACTGACAGGATCGCTAACAGCATTGCCAGTATAAAAAGGAACGCCGTGTTAAGGTTAGCCATTTAATATACTCTAGGGAAATTAAATGGACGACCTCATTGCTAGGGTCGATCTTGTTGATCGCGAATTAATGAATGAAATTCGTGCACGGCTCGGTCCAGGTGCTTCGATCACGGCCGTGCTGGATGCTGCGCGGGACGTGAACATGAAACGCTACGCTCATCAGCTGGTACTCCACAATTGTGAAACGATATTCACTATGGTCGAGTACATTCACGATCTTTGGGAACTTAATGTTGATGACACGAGGGCCGTACTGACTCACGTTCACGCCCTGACGAGCGACGATGAACTAGGACGCTTGATTGGATCGGGCCTCATTGATTCTGTATGGAAATATACCCACCTGGAACCTGAGCCTGTCAAGGGGTGTTTTACATGGGCACGTAGCCTGCACCGCCGCCCATGCCGTAGCCTGCGCCCATGCCGCCTGCGCTTCCCATCTCCTGGTACAGGTACAGCATGTACAGGCCAATGACGCCGATCACCAAAGCGCGCGTCACGATCGAACCAATGGTGCGCTTCGTGGGCACAAGCATCTCCTGGATGGAGAACAAAATCAGGGCCATAGCCATAATAGCGAGAAGGACAGCGTCAGCCATTTATATTCCGGAACATTTTTGTTGAGGAAAATCCCGTTGCTTTTTATCAGCCCCCCGAGTAATGAACTTTGCGTACCTGGACGCGCGAAGCCTTATGGAGAGTCTGGCACCTCGGCCCCAAGAGCCCGTCACACCCGTGCCGTGCGAGCTTGGCCCGGAATGGATCGAGTTTGAAAAGACACTCATGGATTTCAAACTGAAATTCACGCAGGCCAGTGTCGAGTCGGTTTCGAAGTTCGCGGAACTTGGTGAAAAGAAGGAGGAAATTGGGGTTGTTCGCATGATGCTCGATAACGTAAGTTCCCAGGGCTTAAAGGACACCCTCACTGGAGTATTAGACAACTACGAGACCGAAGAGGGCATCTTGGCCCTGTCTCAACAATGTGGGGAAGCTGCGGGGAGGGTCGAGGCGATGAAGAAGGTGCTGATGGACACGGCTGCTGAAAGGTACGGCAAATTCACATGCTTTGTTTGTATAGACCGCCTTGTTGACTTATTCATCGATCCATGTGGGCACGTCATCTGCGAGCGTTGTTGGTCCCAGACCCGCTCAAAGACGACGTGTCCGGGGTGTAGGCAGGTGGTCCACGGGGCCAGGAAGATTTACAATCTATAGACCTTGTAACTCAGTTGGATAGAGTGCGGGCCTTCTAGAAGTCCCCCGACCTTGTAACTCAGTTGGTTAGAGTGCGGGTCTTATGTGAACAGCTAGCCCGAAGTCGCGGGTTCGACCCCCGCCAAGGTCACTTTCCGCGTTAAATAATGAGAATATTTCTAATTGTAAATGTTGAATCGCAGGCCGGTGGTTCCATAGTACACCAGACTCTGACTCTGTTAATGCGTGTTCGATTCACGCTGGAACCTATGCAGTTTCCATAGCTCAATTGGTAAGCGGGAGGTCCTCATTCGAAGCAGTTCGACCTGAACAAGTCGTTAAAAGGTTCATCTGACTTTGGCGCAGTGGTAATTTCACTTAAGCGCATCGGTTTGTAGCACCGCTGGTCGTGTGTTCGAATCACACAAGTCAGAATATGTTCTCGTAGCTCAGCCGGTAGGATTAAACCGCAAGCATGAGGCTGTTATTTATGGTACCTCAGGGTCACAGGTTCGAAACCTGTCGGGAAC